CAGGCTTGTAGAGGATCGATGCCTCGACGGTCCATGAGCCAGACGTCAGTAGCCCATCATTCGCGTTGTTTGAGTAACCAAACGTCGGATGAAGCGAGTCATGGATGATCGATCCTGCTGGCGTCGGGAACCCAGGTTCGACTCGAGACGACGATAAGAAAGGGCTCTGGACGAAAGATGAGGTCGCGAACTCGACCATCGTGCTGACGGACCTCTTTCGTTCTCTCACGAAAGTTAGCTGTCTCTCGTTGGGCCCGCCCAGCTCACGTATTCTGACAGAGTTCTCAGGATCGATCCCGATCGATCTGAGGAAAGCCTTGACCGCGTGCTGCGTCCCTTTTGACTTGATGATATCGGGAAGGTTCACAAGAGTCCTTCGTAACAACTCTTGCTGGATGTGCTTGAGCGAGTTAGTGTTCGAACCGACGTCCTCGTCAACGTTCTCTGCTCGGATGAATTGTTCTAACGTTGAGTTGTTGAAGAGAGGCGGAAGAAAGAACCCGTTCTGCTTCATGAAGTCGAACAAGAAGTTTCCGGGCATGCTGACGTTAGCATCATAATCGACTGTCTTCAACGTGCTAAAGGCGTCAGCAAAGATCTTGAGCTCATCGAAGAACATCGCCCAAATGTACAAGAACGATAACATCACTTGAACGCTTCCGGGCTCGCCTGAACCTGGAGGTCCTGAACCTCCAAATGAGCCCGCTAACGTCCCATTCGTGTCTTCGAACCCTTCGAAAGCGTTGCCCTCAAGAAGATAATGCGATGGGATCAGCTTTGTGATGATGTTTGGGTTTTCGTCGTCGTACAATGAAGCACTCGTCAACAAGTCATCGTTCAGGGCGATGACTTCTAAGTGCGCAGGGAACAACACTGGTGATACATCGTCGCGCTCAAAGATCATCTTATGCGCTGAACTAGATGATACGTCGAGTCGCAAACCATCATATGAGAAAAAGTTGCTTATGAACGAGTGAAGCGAGTTTCCAGAGCTATCGATCACGATCGAGTTGACGAGGTCGTCGCTGTTCGTTGCCAGGGGCACTTCTGGCTCATTGAACTTGTAGTAGAGCTTCAGTTCGGGCACGCTGAACATCGACTTCGCAGCGTATAACTCTTGGTGTTTTGTAGACCGAGCTGAGTGAAAGACTCTCAGCTCGTCCAGGGTGCCTGACATTGTCTGGTTTGGCGTTATGATCGTGCCCGTGACGCGAAACGCAGAGCCACTACCGATCAAGAAACTCGAAGCGTCGATACCGAGGTCTCCGATCACGGCGTAATCGACAGACGTCGCGACTCGTTCTGCTGACTTGCAGAACTCTAGGACGTGAGGCTCACGTTCCCTGTTTAGGATCACGCAGATGTGTTCAAAGACGCCTTTTGTCAATGTTGTCGGAACGAACAGCGACGTCGATCCTGAGACGACGTTGAACGCAACGTCGGCGACGGTTGTCGATGTTGTCGGGTTCAAGTAGAGCGTAAAACCCTGATCGTCACCGAACGTCTTTTGACAGATGACCTGCACTCCCTCAGTCGCCGACGCAGGGAGCATGACGTGCATCTCGATGCTTAATGACGTGCCGATAGGATTGAGGATCGAACCACCTGAGCTGTTCTTTGAGAGCTCAGGAAACAGCGATCCCGCGTGGTCACGGACGATAACATAAGAGCCGCTGGCTTGTGAAGAACCCGTCCCGTCTCGTCTGCTTCCAGAGAAGTGAAGCTGGCCTCTGTGCTTTGGGAATGAGTCGAAAACATAGTTCTCAAAGCCAGTGAGCTTCTCGAAGAACGCCTCGACTTCTGCTCTAGAGCCATCGAATGGATAGCTATTGATGATCTTGTCGAACGCGAGGTTGACCTTTGCCTCAGCGCTCATGAAGAACGTGTGCTGCTCAAACTGCGACCAGTCAAGATCGATCTGCTGCGTTGATTTTAGCGGATAACCGGGAGGGTCGTAAATGAACGATGAGGTGTGCGAGAGAATGTTCGTGTCAGAGACGTTCTCAAACGTCATCCTGAGGTGGCGTGAACCACTGACAGCCTCTCGTAAGAACGCGGGTGCGTGTGGCGAGTTTCTCTCGATCATGACGTCACGAGCTTGTCACAGTGAACGTTGAAGAGACGTCTCTGTACGTTCGTTCTGTCCCTCCCATAGACACCAAGACGTCTATGACGAAAGTCTTCCCGACGGTGAGGTTCGACATGTCAATTTTGAAGAACATCCCATCGCCGTCGCTCGATACCCGTGTTGAGTGTAAGTCAGTGTCGAAGGGCACAACGACCTCATCTGTCACGATGTCCCTGACACGGTAATAGACGTTTCTGATCACGTTGCCGGGCAACACAACCGGTGTCTTGACGAGTTTTATCGTCGGTGATGTGTGATCAAAGATGTTTAGCCTCAACAACGCTATATCTGTTGACTTATATGTCGAGACGATGTCAGTCACGGTCAACACGAGCCCAGAGGGCGCGCGAACCTTCTGTGACGTCGTGGGAAGATTGACAGTCACTTTGCTCCCTGTCAAGAAACCCACAGTCCCATCGAGCGACTGCCAGATGGGCGTGAAGTCAACAGATCCAGACGTAGCTAGTTTCGAAGCGATCGTTGCGTTGAATGATGAGAGGTAGACAGACGCAGAGTAAGTCCCTGTCACGACACTGGTGCCGATCGTGTGCTGTGAGCCGGTGAATGCTGTGTCATAGAACCCGCCAGAGATCTCAGTCCTAAGCTTGAGAGCGACACAGTTCGAGCTCGTCAGCTGCGTTAACGTAGAACCGCTCGTCAGGTTCGTCAGTGCGTTTTGCCCGTAGTTGTACAAGAACATCGTGCCTGACGCGTTGAAAGTCAACGACAGGGTGTCATCTAACACAGAGTCGTCGTAACGAACGACGAGTCTCGGGCGTTTTGACTCGTTGAACGCAGTCCTCGCGCCGAAGCGCTTCACAAAGTACGTTCGCGTATCATCCTCGTGAGATGAGCTAAGCGCGATCCTAAACCCTTGGTCTGGAAGCAAGTTTGCGAGCGTCGCTGAGACGATCGTCGTCACGTCAATGTCAAGGTCCTCCTCACCGGTCACGAACAGTTGCGAGGCCGAGAGCTGGGCGCCGGCAAGGATCACTGTAGAAGAAGTCACGTAATCGACGTTTCCAGGCAACCCACCACCGGTCCCACACCCGGACATGAGCCATGCACCTTGCGCCCGAGATCCGCTTAAGAAGTTGCAGACGTCGGTATCACCATATAGGACAACGTCTTTTCCGATGCCTTCGTCGAACGATCTCGAAAGAGGGTAGACGACGACAGTGAAGTTATCAGGTGTTGGCTGCCCGCCGTAGACGTCGAACAGCTTCAGGTCACACGAGAACGCAGCGCTAGTCACGTTGATCTCACCAGCGGTGACGAGGTCGCGGATCGGTTGGAGGTCGAATTTGACTAGGAGACGTGATAGTTCGATGTTCGCTGTTGAGCCTGAGGACGTGTGGCCGTATAATTTGAACAAATCGAGAGAATTTGCGCGCCCGGTGTTTGAGCTACGTTTCCTGACGCCGTCGATCACTCGATCGGTGACGTAAGCGTCCTTCTGTGCTCTGAGGATCTTGTACATCAGGAAGCCTTTCCGATCACATCTACTTCCAAGAAACGAAACTCAAAGATCCCACCGGACGATGGGAACAAGATGCCTTTCTTCATGTTTGAGGACGTGTCAAAGACGTTATCGCTGTACGTCTTATCGCCATGGATCCCGACGATGTTGTCAAACGTTAGCTTGTTGACTGAGACGACGCCGCGCGTTGAGAAGATCGTGTTCGTCAAGTCTGACAGCACGATCGGTTGGTCGATGTGGAAGTTCTTCACGTCTAGCTCGGTCTGCAGCTTCGTCAAGATCGCCTGGAGCACCGTGCTCTTGTTCAATGACGGGTCGATCAACACGTCGAACGTCAGCCTGAGGTTGATGATCCTTGCATCGAGCACGTCGATCGCGTCAGAGATCATCCTGTATGGATTCAGGTACGTTCTCAGGTTTTTCTTCAACGTGTCAGACGACGTGGTGAGCTTCTTGTCGCTTCCCCTAGAGACGATGAACAACTGTGTCGCGAGCGGGTTGTTCGGGTTAGACCTGACAGCAGCCCTGAACACTCGACCGAAGTTCGCAGGCATCGTGTAGACCCTCGCGATCAGGTCTTCACGAGTCACGATCCTTTCCTGAGAGCTCCTAATAGACGGGATCAGAAGTTTAAGGTCAGCCGGTGAAGGAGCATCCTCACCACCTGCGCCACGAAGAGCATTTGATACCTCAATGCTGTCTCGGACTATGCCAGCTTGGGCCGCTGTCACGTCACCCGCAAAGTACATGTTAAGTGTCTTGACGTTTCGGATCGTGCCAGGACCAACGTTGTGATCGAGCCCACCTCCGTAGCGATACGTGATCTTGAGCGTCGTGCTCGTTGCCGCAACGCCGAGCGTTTTCGTCTGAAGAAGAGACTGCGGGTTGACAGGGACTCTGGAGAACGTCTTCGTGTAGGGAAACGCGATCGCGAAGTCTGCAGGATCGGGGATCACGTCATCCTCGAGCGTGTCGGCTCCGCCGCCTCCGAACGTCAAGACTGTCTTTCGTGACGAAAGCTCTGTGGCTGCTGTGTATCTGAAGGGTGCAGGGACGACTTTCATCGCATCTTTGACGATGTCGTTGTCTAATGCAGTGTTCAGGACGTTCTTGTAGACGACATCATGAGACAACGCTGTGACGCGATAGTACACGTTCCCAGAAGAGTCAGTCACAGACACGATCTCTGAGACGTTCGGGTTGGTCAACGTGACCTTCCTGAACGGGACGAACGTAGAACTGATCGCGACATCCTCTGTCGTCTCTCGGCCTGAGACGCACAGCCCGTGAGCTGCAAGCACGAAGAACGTTGGCACGCCGGTTGAGGTCTTCTGGCTCACTCGGACGTCAGCAACGTAGCTCCCGTCAGCCTTCTTCTTGACGAAGTCCACGTCCTCGAGCAGGATGAAATTCACGCCACTATCAGACGTAAACAACGAGCCCGCTTTTATATTCGGTAGGGCGTCCTCGAGAGGCACGAGCGTGTTGTCTTCTGACGAAGCCGGCACCTGCACGAAGATCGTCACAGGCGCGAGCGCGGGAGCAGCACCGACGATCGGGACCCCCTCTGCTCGTAGCATTCTCTCGATATTCCCGGTCTCGACAGCTGTGTTCGGGTCGAGCTCACCGTGTTGGTGGTCGATGTAGAAGCTGAAATTATCACCGATCATCGCAGCCATGTCGAGGAACAGCCCACCCAACGATGACTCTGAGAAGTCTCTGATCCTATTCGGGTAGTGCTGCCGAGCGTACTCTAAGAGCTGGGCCCTAAGTGTTTGAAAATCCTTCGCAACATAGGTACGAGGACGAACCGCTCGGACATCGTCTCTGCTTAACGCCATGTGGTCCTAAGTAGATTGGGACGTTAGATCGTGTACAGGGTGACTTCGAGCGCCTGCGTGTCTCTCGACAGCGTTGGAACGTTGTAGGTTATCCGGAGCGTCACTGCTGCCGTACCTCCGTCAGCGCGCTTGACAGACGATGTGAACTCTTCAAGGTTGATGTAGGGCATCCACTTCTTCGTAGCAGACGAGATGCGTTCCATCGCGTCACCGTCGAAGTTGTCGTTCGTCGCGCGGTCAACGAGAATAGGCCTGAGGTTCGCACCGAACTTGTACAGACCGAGCCGCTCTCCCCAGTTCGTCAGGACGAGGTTCTTGAAGTTATCTTTCACTTGGTCGATGAGCTCATTGTTCATGACAAGGATCCCATCATCTGTCCCGAGCCTCATCGGCGTCTTAATTCCGATCGGCGTCTCGGTGACAGTCGTCTCTTCCTCATCACGCGTTGTCGTTGTCTTTCCGACAGACTTGAACGAAAAAGTGGTCATAAGCTT